CTTATTATTGTTTTCTTGAACTATTAATGCGTTCAACATCTTCAACATATTTGTTGATGAAGTATCTTCTCTCAAAAACGGGGATGGTCATTAAATCGGAATAAGTAAATCCGAGCTCCTTGACGCAGAAGTAAATCTCGTCAAGCATAATTTTCCTATAATCAGAAGAAAGGACGAAAAAACTCGGCCCCAAAAGTGATTCGTGTGCTCACTTTTTCTCCAGACGGGGCCATAAAAACACGCTCTAAATCTATACGAGGTTCTGCATCTTTCATACTATTTCTAATATATTTTGAGTCAGCTATCGGTAATGTTTGGATTTCTTGAGCGATATGCATTTTATCATTGTTGTCATTCATTGATTGAATAATCATTTCAAGTCTTTTTGTTACGATAGGTGCAACAACACCATCGGGATATTGGTCTTGAACTTTTTGTAATTCTTTGTTATCCGCAGAATTCAATAAACGACATTTAACTACCTTTTTAGATACGGGTAGTATTAACTCAAATAATCCTTCATTATTTGGTTCTATTTTGGCTGGAAGAATGTTTAACTCATCTAACGTGATTGAACTTTCAAAATCTTTAAGAGTCTTTGGGTCACGAAGTGTGAATGTATAGTTAGAACCAAAAGATGAGTTTCTTAAAAAGATAAGAACGGCTTCAACATCACAATCTAATAATTGGTCAGGATGAAAATCTGGTTCGTAAATTTTATTTCTTAAAAGAGTACCTACTATATTATCGGCATTCTTTTGACCTAATAAGATGTTTTCATCTGCGGCAGTTAAATAACCGACCTTTAATGACCCTTTCTTATTCTTATAATATTTTCCTTGGGAAGGTAATTGTACCACGTCGTGTGGTAAATTAAAATCTTGTTGTCCGTACTGTGCTGAGTTATCCATATTTATTTAAATAAAAAACCATAGAAAGTCTCCCTTCTATGGTTTAAATATAATTGAACTGATTTAATCGTAAATAGTATTTCTTAATAAACTAAAATACATCTATCTGGACGTAATGTTGCGGTAATTGTTGCTACCCCATCATCACTATAACCTAATGAATCAAAATTCACATCAGTTAAGAAAGTTCCTTGCAATATCCACTTTTCAACCGCTACACCTGTTGGGTCTAACATCTCTAAGTTGATATTCTTTTTATAACCTGCGGCGTATCCCATACGACCAGTTACAGATTCCGCGTGTAAACGAACCCATTCCATTAAGGCTTGTGAAGCTGAAGGTCCAATTGGGTCACGGAAAGTTACGTTAATAGTATTCCAAGTGAAACGACCAGCAACGTATGTTGATGTGTTTAAGAATGGAATCTCAACAGGGTTAATTGATACTTGCGGACGTGAAGTTGTCTCCACATACCAAGAGTTGATACCTAACGAAGAATCGAAAGTCATAATGAACCTATTTTTTCTTTTTGGTTCGTAGGGTATCGGCATTTTCATTAATAAATCAGCCATTGTATATTTTTTTAATTTCTTTTAGTTTATTTCCAATAAATAGTAAGTAAGTTAAAATTTTTTCTATTTACTTTAAAATTGAAAAAGTGATTATAGATAATAATAATACTAGATTATAAATCTTAATAATATTATTAAACTTCTTTTTTATCTCCTCCTTTAGTTAAATATGTTTTAACTGGTTTATCATTATATTCTTTATCTAGGAAAGTTTTTATTGTATCAATATTTTTTGGGTCGTCATCTGAAAATCCAATCATAGGTACAAAATTGTTTTTAATATCATTTTTAAAGAACGCCTGTTTATTAAATCTTGAAGCCATTTCTTTAACATATGATATAAATTGACGTAAAGCTTTAATCTTACCCTCTTCAGGGTTCGCAGCATTACCCTCACCATAAGTCACCGGATGAAACCTCAATAGGTCTAAATAAGACTCAATAATCTGTTCGTCAGTCATTTCTTCGTCCTCAAAAATATCACGATACTTTTTTAAGTTTGATATTAGCTCAGTTTTATTAATACCATTATGATTTGTCATAATCATATTATATACACCGTCTCTTAAAACAGATGGTGTATGACCTCTAGCGGTAATAATTGAAAATATTGAACCTCCATTAACCGCCTCAACAAAGTCATCCCAAGAAGGACCTGGAGTCGCTAACATTGAATCAACAATAAATTGAGCATCACCCTTAACTCCGAAGTTTCTGTATGGGTCATCTGAGTATCCTACAATCATCTTACCGTTGTAATCGAATGGTTCTCCACCTATCATCGAACGATAGTCTGCAAAGTCCTCTGTGGACATCCCCACTTCATCACCATCTTCTGACTTTAGAACAATCTTAGTCGGCATCTCAACAATGTTGTCGTCCCAATCAAAAGCATAATACTTTAAATCTGGGTTACCAACATCATCAAAACCTTCCCTAAGAAGTTTTTCTTCAATAAATTCTTTTAATACTTTACGAATCATTATTTTTTTTCGTTTAATCTTTCGATTAATCTTTCTAATTGAGACTCTGACATCACAATTTTTTGTGGTTTCTCAGAGAATGTCTTAACACCGTTATTTTTAATATTAAGGTGTTCTGATAAATTTGATTTTTTAAATTCCATGGTTTTTATATTGTTTTAAACGTTTAATAAATGGCTATATGGGGGTCAATGACCCCCATATTATAAATATATCTAATTATACATCTTCGAATGATGCTCCCGTTGGAGTAATCAAGAATTCAATATCGATGAATTCAAGTGCTCTTGTTGGTTTTAAGTAAATTTTACCGACCAACTGATTAGCATCCATATCCTCAGGTGTGTTTGATACAACAACACGGAAGTCAGTCAAACCTCTATCTCTTCTGATAGAATCTAAGATTGGGTTAACCGAGTCTAAGAAATCCTGTCTTACTTGTTCGTCGTTTTGTTCAAACAACAATCTAACTGCGACAGCTGAAATCAACTTACGAGCTTGTAATAACAATCTTCTTACGTTTATTCTATCAAGTGCAGATTGTCTAACTTGTAGAGTTTTATTACCCCAAATAACCGTACCAACATCAGAGAAGGTCGCAATTGGGTTTAATCTACCTTGGTATACCGTATCTCTATCATCTTGAGTTAACTTCTTACGTGCTTTAACCGCATTTACCAAACCTCTTGTGTAACCCGCAGATGCGAACCAAGGGAATGCAATGTTATCAGTTAACGCTAAGTTTCTAACTACCTCAGCCGTTGGTGGAATATAGATTTGTGTATTATTAACACCATCTCTTACCAAAATCCAAGGGTAATAAGTTGCCGTATAGTTAGAATCGATATTAGTCTCTTCTAAGTTATCAACCGCCTCTTGTGGGTAAATAAAGTCCGTTTGGAAGTTAGACGTAGTCGGAACAAACATATTGTAATCAGGTGTAGTACAGATATAGATAGAATCTGCTCTGTCTGTTTCAATCATATCAATAGCTTCTTCAACTAAGTTTGAATTATTTACGTAATCAATACTTGCCGTTGTGAAGATGTTAATGTTAACCGCTTCAGGATTTGCAAATGATTTCTGACCTAATAAATAAGCGTAGTAATCAGTATTTCCCCAATCAGTGATATTATCACCTACAGTGATTTTCTTAAATGCTCCCCATCCTGATGCCGTTGGGAAAGACACTGAAGGTGCCGCTCCTTTTAAGTATCCTGAACCACCTAACATGAATCTGTCAGTGTTAGTTCTATATTCTCTATAGATATCCCATCCGTCAAAACCACCTGCAGCCAATAAACTAAACTTACGTGAGTTTATTCTGTAATAAGGGTTTGTTGGATTTGTTGGGTCAGTTTGGAATGATGCATCACCCACTTCAAATGATGAAGTACCTGATGTCACATATCCACCTGAAATTTGTACAACAGTTGCTCCTGAGTCCATGTGGAAACCTTTAGTAAGGTAATTCCATGGTGTCGATTCAGTTGCAGTTGCAACACTATTAGGAACTTGTTGACCAACATATCTAAAGAAAGAAGTGTCATAACCAACAGTATTTGAAATACCTAAGTAGGTTTTTCTTACTTGGTCACCACTACTTCTTACTGTAGTACCAAATGGTGGTGTATACAAAATCTCTCCAGATGTGTTATATTTTGTTTTATATTCAGGGAATGGTGAATTTGCTCCAGCATATTCTCTAAAACCATAACCTTCAAAACCACAAGGAAGTGCATCTATTGGTGCATCCTCATCCATTTCAATCATAATATATCTTGACTTAAGTTCAAATTCACCGTTAGATGTACCAATTTTCTTAGCCACAAATGAATTGTCACTTGGATTTAAAGTACAGTTTGTAAATTTTTCAATAACTACAGGATTAGCGTCAGTATCATAATAACTTCTAACTATTACATCGAACGTAGAGTTATTGAAAGACATATTTGCAATTGATATTTTAACTAATTCGTTAGCTGCGTTACCATCCGAAATTAGGATAAATCTAAACAGTCTATCAACAGCAGTACCTCTAAGTTCGGATACCACGTAAGGTGTTGACGGTGTTTGATATTGTTCTAAGTACCAACCGATTGAGGTTGCGTTACCATCTCTTGATTGTGGTAATGCAATTAATGATGAATTTAAACCACGAATTTTACCTTTTCTATATGATTGAGTTAACATTGATTGGAATGTTTCTTCAACAAACAATGGAACTTCATTTCTTGGTTTACCAAAATTAGATAATCCAAATACTTTAGACATATAGTTAGTGTCACTTAATGTAAATGATGTTTGGAACGTAAAGATATCACCTTCAGCAGTTACCCCTGATACACCAAATGGTGAATATGGATTTTTAGTTGCTGCCGAGTATGAACCACTAAAGTCTAAAACTACATCGGTAAGACCCGATACAGTATATACAGGACCATTATCATTTGAATATGTGTCAATACCTCTTGAACGGAATGTACCAACAACTAAATCGTTATATTCTGTAAACGCGGTTCCAACCCAATTTACCACGGAACCTGAAATAGTTCCTGTGAAATCACCTACTAAATTAGTAGCAAT